TCCAATGGCATATCATTGGTATCTGTAAGTGGATATTCTTCTTCCATTATTCAGATTCCTCTTCTGTTTCAGTTTCTATCTCCACTTCATCACCAACTTCAGTTTCTGCTTCTGCTTCAACTTCAGTTTCATCAGTTTCAATTTCATCTTCAACTTCAGGATACTCAAATTCCTGACCAAACATTGCGTTAGAAACGTAAGGTCTTGCAATATCAATTCGTTCTGCTGCTTTTGCATACAGAATTTCTTTCATTTTGTCACTAACATCAGACGGAGAAGCGTCTGTAGCGATCAAATCGATAACATCTTCCATAAAAATTCAATATGTTAATATAATTTATTTATAACTCAGCCTTTCGAGTATCTTTTTGATAGTTGGCATCTACCTCTCGTGCCATTGCTTCAACATCAGGTTCCATTGGAACTTCGCCCATTGACATTGGATCTGCGCCCATTCCTTCCATTCCAGAACCTTCACCAGGAACTCCTTCTGCTGGTTGTGGAAGTGGTTGACCAGTTACTGGGTCAATTGTGGATGGATCTGGGATGATACCCTTTTGAATTTCATCTTCAATTTGTTCATCAATCTCAATAATTTCTTGATCAGTTTGGCGAAGAATTCTCTTACGCACATATTCAGTAGAGTAATACTTACCAATGAATGGTTCAATTTGAGCAAGATTTCCAAGTCTACCTTGAATCATTTCAGATTCTTTCAACTCTGCAAACTGATTATCATACAAGAAATCATATTGAATATGATCTCTCATTATCTCCCAATCATCTGGAGAAACAATGTTCTTAAGAATCAATTGGGTTTTCAACATATCGTTGAACATCTGTGCAAAACGCTTTCTCAGACGACCAACAAACTTAGAAAACTTAAGTTCATCTCTCAAGATTTCTGAAGAACGACCGAGGTTAAATCCACCATCAGCAGCGATTCTAGATTCGGGAACTCCAAGTGCTCTATAAAGTTTTTTCTGGAAATATTCAATATCAGCAAGTTCACCAAGATTTTGTCCACCAGGAAGTGTGGTGATCTCAGTTCCACGACCACCTTCACGACGAGGTAACCAGAAGTCTTCCATCATAGACATAAACTTCTTGTCATCACGAACTTCACCAGTTTGTGCATTATATGCAAGTTTATTTCTATAGCGAGACATAACCTCACGGAGGTATTGCTCCGCTTTCACTTTTGGAAGATTACCAACATCAATATAAAAAATACGACGTTCTGGTGCTCTGGACAATCTGTAAATAACCAGAGAATCTTCAATCATTCTAAGTTGATTGAGTGCCTTAATTGCTTTATGCAGATATGAAAGAACCGTATTCTTATTTCTATCTACAAGACCAGAAGTGCAATATGTTACTGCATCTTTTGCAATTTTGATTGATTTTCCTCTTCCACCAAGACTTCCTGTTGGATAATTTGGTGATGGTGTATATTGGAAAAACTCTTCAAATTCTGGACCATTTTGATATTCTAAAGGATTTCTATTGTTCCCACTAACTCTAACGGCACCAGTATCATACTTACCATTAGGGTCTTTTTTCTCTTGACGAATATACTTCATCTTGAGAGGATCAATATATCTCAGTTCTTTAATACCTTCCTGAGGTGCTTTTAAATCAATAACTTTCAGATAGTAAAGTCTACCATCAACATACCAGTTGCGGAAGATTTCGTGAGACTTTCTATCAAAATCTAAAATTTCTTTGAGATATTTGAATTCTTCTCTAATTTTTTTCTTAAGTCCTTCGCTAGCATTTAAATTTGACAACTCAATCTCTACAGGAGAGTCATACAAATCGCTAACAATTGCTTCGTTAACTACATCTTCAATCGCACCATCCGCTTCGGGATGTAGCGACATTTCTCTATATCTTCTTATTAAATCATGCTCTGTTTTATAAACACCTTCAATATCAACATATTGACCATAAAATCCACTACTGATATAATTATCAACCCCGTCCTGATTAGTTTCAGGAACGGGGGAGACAACTGAAGGTGATTTATTTTGTTTGTCGTCAATTGAAAAACCAAAAAGTTTGGCCATAATAATTTCTGGTGGTCTCGTTATTTAACTATTTAGTTAATATCTTCACCGCCAGCATTATCGCCAGTACCCTTGGTAGCTTCCCACCACTGAACTTGAAGTTCAACAGTGAATTCTTGGATGCCCTGAGCATCGTATCCAAGGTCGATTGGCGAGACCTGAGTTGGGAATACATCGTAGAAACGATATGTTCTCAGAACAGAACCATCGCGATCGAGTTGCATAACGTATGCATCTGCCTGATAGGTTGCTGGATCAGTTAATCCAGTGTTATCAGATACTCTGTTAATGACATTCATCCAACGCTCCATAGCGGAGCGAATAGCAAAGTCAGTATCGTTGATAACGGTAACTGTCCAGGAATCGAAGGTTCTATCACCTGCGATTTTCAGAACACGACCTCTGAAAGGAACCTCAATTTGCTGGATGTTGGATGCTGGCATATTAGCACCCTTGACCAGGAATCTTGATTTCTCAAGAGTATCGGAATCTGGTTGTGCGGCATCTGGGAAGTTCAGAACGACTTCGAAGAGATTGGCGCGAGCGCCACCACCCGTTAATTTACTCTTGAAGTCAGTAATCTTCCTTAGTGGGGGTGGATTGATTTGCTTGTAAGTAGCCATTAGTTTTGACCTTTAGAAGAAAAATTAAACTGTTCCAATAACTTCTTCAAACGCGACTCCAGTTCTTGTAGCAACAAAGGTAAGACCGATGAAGTTGATAGAACGTGCAGGTTTGATGAAGATGTCCGCAATAAACTCATTGGCGTCAATGACTGCTGCGGTGTTGTTTGTCTCATCACAAACAACTACGAAGTCCTGAATACCTCTCTTAGACTGAACATCGCGGAGGAATGGTTCTACGATGTTAACAAAGTTGGTTCTAGTGATTTCGTCGTTGAATTCAAAGAGGAAGTCCTTAGCAGCGGCAGAGATTGCGTCTTCAAGGTAGATGAACAAACGGCGAACGTTAATTCTATCAAACGCGGAAGACTTACCAAATCCAGTCTTGTCACCGAAGAGGATAATACCTGCTCCAGGTGAAAGGATAACTGGGTTGATTCTGCTAGAGTACAGAAGGTCTCTTTGCTTCTTACCAGGATTGTATGCAAGTTTGACTGCATTCAGAATAGCACCTCTAGAAGTTCCAGCAGGTGAGAACCATGGGAACTGTTCAATATCAGTTCTGGCACAAGTACCAGCGATATCTCCATTCAGAGGAACATAACGGAAGGTGTCATTGAAGCGGTCATACATGTACTTATAACCACTATCAAAGATTCCATATGTAGTTGAAGTGGCAGAAGAGTAGAAACTCAAGACATTGTTAGTGATTGTGTCAATGTCATTAACTGTTACAGTTCCGACGGTATTGTCGCTAATGAATGCACCTCTATATGGAGAGATGAATGCAACAGCGTCTTTTCTTGCCTCAGCAACCGCAATACACTTGTTAGCAAGTGCTTGTCCCTGTTCTTTGGAGTAATTTGCAGAACCCATAAGAATGAAGTCTACTTCATACTCTTCAGTATTCTCAAACTTAGTCAGACCAGAAACAATATCGTCAAGACCAGATGTCAGTGAACCTTCAGTTACATAATCTGTGGTATCAGCACCAGCAGTAGAAGCATAGTTTGTGCCACCTTCAAGTGTTCCAGTAAATGCACCGATACCAGCAAAGTTTACATTCTTTGCATCTTGATCCCAACCAGTGTCATCATCTAACTCATAAGTCAGTGGAGAATTGCCAAATGCAATAGTTGTTACACCAACAGGTTCAGAACCACCGAAGATATATTCGGAGTTGGTATAAAGATACTTTCTCCAGTAAGATGGAGAACCAACAGAGAATGTTGCATCTGATGCCTTGGAAAGACTTAAGTGCTTCTCAAGGATTGTGCCTGCGTTTCCGCTGATTGTTCCTTTGTCATCAATGACAACAACGTGAACTTCGTCAAATCTACCACCTCTTGCAGCAGCATAATCAGAAGTTCCAGGTCTATCTGCTAACTGATCCCACTCAAGTTCACCAACAGAAAGAGGAATTACTTGATTTTCAAACCAGTCTTGTTCTCTGGTATATGCAACAGTACCAACTTCCGATCCAGCAGGTGCTGTAATAGTTGCAGTTCCACTTTCTGGGAATGCATAAACACCATTTTGTTGATAATCAACAGCGGTGAATGTATTTCCTGTAGAAACGTGACCTACAAACTTGACACCGATTTGATCTACTCCAATTTCACTAATGATACCTCTAAAGGTACCAGTCAGAACTGAAGTGGAACCAGAACCAGCAACAGTTGCGTTTGCAGGGACATCAACTTTAACACCGTCTCCAAGATTGAGGTTGATTCCAGAAGTTCCTCTAGAACCAAATTCAAATGTTTGACTTGAAGATGTTGAGTTGAGTGAGTTTGCACTCATGGTGATTGAACCAACACCAACCGAGACTACAGAAACACCTGCACCAACAACGTTAGTGATTGCTTTTATAGCATCATTTGCATTAATACCACTAGTAGTAATTCCTGTGATGAAACTTGAAGCAGCACCGACAGTACCAGCAGCAGACTGTGAAGTAGTGAATGTTGCAACTGAAGTAGTGCTAAGACCAGACAGAATTTGGTCCGCCTTACTATCAATAATTGCTACCTTAACATCATTTGCCCAAGAACCAGGATTTCTTGCAGCAACAGTTACATTAGTAATTGCATTCTCGTCATAACCGAGTTGTTCGTAATGCTCTGTGCTCTTGATTCTTACGCTATTAGCAGCACCAACATAAGCGTTCTTAAGTCCTGCTCCTGTTGATACATTAAAGTCGTCTGCTCTTGAAACAAGCATCACACCACCATAAGCAAGGTAGGATGAAGCTACCATCCAATGCTCGTAGTGCTTGTCGGTTGAGTAAGGTCTGCCGAAAGTGTTTAAGAGATCATCCTCAGATTCGATCAATTGAGGAAGGTCAACGGGTCCCTTGGTGAAAGGAGCAACAAGCGCCCCAATCGAACCAGAGACTGGATCGACTCTTCCAATAGTTAAGTCAACTTCTCTTACTACAATTCCAGGAGATGCTAAATTTAGAGGCATCTTTTTGGTCTCCTTGGTCCAGAATTATCTGAAATTATTTATTAAAAGGGGTATTTTGAATGGGGAATCCTGACGTGAAATCTACCAATCAGGATATTCCCATACATTACTACTCTTCTTGACCCTCTTCTTAGTACACTCTTTACACTCATAAGAATATGAAGATGCTACTGGACCCCTATCTTTTCTAGTCCTATAAAATCCATCTACAAGATTTTTAGTTACACCACATTTCTTACACTCTCTTTCATAGAGCAAAAGATGACCTAGTTGTAGTTGGTCATCCAAGTCCATCAATAATACTCCCACATATATGCTTTATCACCATATTCATCAGTATGCCATCTATCACCATTATTATCGGTAAATGATGCCATATCATTTATCCCATCATCCAAGAATCCAAATGGTGCCATATCCTGCTCAATTTGATTCTTCTGCTCTTCATAGATTCTCTTACGAATATCATTATCCGTCATTTCTTTGAAATAGTCTTGTGCTACCAACCAAGCAAAGATGACAAGACACATTGCTAAATCATCATTACATCCCTCTTCTGCCTCAAATGAATTATGTCTCTGAGCAAATGTAGTCAATTCAGCAATAATTTCATAATCAAGAGTAAGAAGTTTAAAATCTTCTATAAGAGTCTTTAAGTTAGAGCAACCAAGTTTTTTGACTTGTGCTGTGGTTCTAACTCCCATCTGTGACTTCTTGCCAGAAAAACCGTGTCCGACAACTTGTCCAGCACGACCTCTCATTGCTGCCATCAGCATATTTTCATATTCTAAATCGTAGTGAAGAATATTTGCTACCTGTTCCCCAATATCATTAACTTCTACCAACACCCAAGCATCATTATAATTTTTTGCTGTCTGCTGAATAATATTTGGGAACAACATTGGTTTAATTTCGTTGTTCCTGTACTTCGCAACTATCTTATAAGGAAACTCTGTAATGTCAACAACGATAAATGCAGAATAATCGTTGCCCAACCCACGAGCAACATCAACAGTAATAAGGTAGTTGTGTTCTTTCTGGCGTTTTTCGTAGACATCTAGTCCTGCACTCCTTTGAATAGGATCTTCATAGATAAGATTCTTTAGAACCGCTGGATTGATTAAAGTATTGACCGATCCTAAGAACTCACACTCAAACTCAACTTTGAACTGCTGTTCTGATGTATTTTTGATAGTCTGTTCTTTCCAGACTTCATCTCTACCAGGAACTTCACTCCAGTGAACATCAGTTGGAATATATTCATTTTTGTTTTGCTCCGCATCGTGCCACATACGGTAGAAATGATTCATACCGTGTGGCGTGGATACAATAATTACTTTGGTGTTTTTACCAGAAGTAATAGTAGGATAAACAGATGCAAAGAACGAGTCAGCAACGTGATTTGGGACGAACGCGAACTCGTCGAGAAAGAGGATGTTGAACGACATACCTCGGACAGCACTTGCAGACGTAGAAGCTGCCAGTATCTTACTGCCATTCTCTAACTCCATGGATCCTTTGTTCCAGGATATAATACCCTGTTGCATCCATTTTGGCAAGTTTTCGTATGCAGTTTGTAACCTACTGAGAAGTTCTCTCGCAGTTGCCGCTTTGTTTGCTAGGATGCCAATATTAACGCTATCGTTAAAAACAGCGTAATGTAGAAGGTAAGATACCACAGTAGTGGACTTGCCAGTCTGTCTTGGCATTTTGCAAATATTGAATCTATTTTCATGGAAGTTATTAATTAATTTTTCCTGAAAATGATATGGGTGAAATTGAGTAAGACCCTCATCAAGAGAAACAATCTTAATGTAGTTGTTTGCAAAATATACAGGATCTTCTTTACACTTCAAGAATTCAAGGATTTGATCCTCTGTGAATTCTATTTGTGTATTTGCTTTTTTTAGATTAGGATTTCCAAGATATACATTATCAGACATAATCTAATCAGCACCTCCAACGTTTACGTGCTTTACAGATTTTCTTTTCTGGGGTCTTAGTGCAATCAATGTTATGCATATCTTTTTGACCCTTGGAGCGGGCACAGAATGATGTGCGACGCTTTGCTCTCTTACCAGTTGGTTTCTTTTCAGTTACAGCAGTCTGCAACTTTGAACCTGGATTTTCGCGCTTGTAAGCATCAACAGATTTCTGACTCATACCATCAACACCATCTTTGCGGTTTGACTTCTGCCAGTCTTCACCTAATTTTTGATTTACTTCCTTTTCAGTTTTGGGTCTTAATTCAGCAGCTGCTTTCAGTGCTTCAATTTTAGCTCTTCCTTTAAGTCCTTTTGCTGCCGCCACAGCAGCATTATACTTTTCATATCCAGGAATTGCTTCTTGAAGTTCAACTTCTTCTTTTTTTACCTTTTTCTTATCTTTAAGTGCCTTTTTCATAGACTCTTCTTTATTCCCATCACCATCAAAATCCAGATAATCTGGTTTTGATTCTTTCTCTTGAAGGTCCATATCTGCTCTCCAATCGGAGAAATGTGCCTTTACACAACGGTTATAAGTTTTACCAAAAAGTTTTTGAGTCCCTGCTTTCTTATAACCTTTCCAGCACTTCTTACCTGCCTCATCAATTACTGATTGTGTTGGTTGAAGTGGTTCTGGTTTAATGATATCTACAGTTTCATATTCAGTTGCTTGAAAATCATCTTTCCAATTTGAAACATCATAACCTTCATTTTGCTGTCCTTTCATTATATAATCATATCCAGTCTGATTATATCCCTTTTCTTTGTAATCTCTCATTTGCTTTCTAATTCCTTGAGTTCCTTTATAGATCATTCCAGCACTCAAAGCACCAAGTCCTAACATTGCTGCTACTCTTGGATTTTTTACTTTTGATAAAGTCTTAAGAACTTTTCCAGCAAGACCTACTTTGGGTTTTGGTGCAGATGGTCTTGCAGGTCTTGGTCTCCTTTGATAAGATGTGCGATCACTACCACCTTTTTTGTAGGTTTCACGATAGGAAGCACTTGAAGTAGATGCTGGTTGCTTTGGAACATTTGGAAGTTGTACTCCAGGTCCTTGAGACTTTGAAGTTCTCATATTCTTTATTGCATCACGAATTTTTTGTTCAGCACCTTTGTTTGCTTTGATTAAATCCTCAATTTGCTCTGGAGACATTTTGCGGAGTTTATCCTCAAGACCCTCAAGAAGCATATCTTCTCTCCAGTCAGAGAAACCTTCTTTTTTAGTCTTGTTACCCCAATTAGCAGCACCAACTTTACGGCATTTGACTAACGCACCAGATGCATATGCACTTGGCCAAATTTTATAACGTGACTTGACCTTATGGTAACAAGCGTCTTTCTTGCCCTCATCTACCATCTCACCTTCTGGTTTATATGAGTTACCCAGAGTTCTATTGATCATATCAGTTTTTTGCTGATTCTGTTGCTTAATTTTTTCAGCAACTTTTTTACCCTTATCATAAACTGCTTTTCCTGCCAATGCTGTTCCAGCAGCAAGACCTGCTTTTATACCAAGTGCTATAGCAGGTGCTAATTCATCAATCTGTTCTAAGTCTGCTCTCCAGTTTGAATAAGATTCTTGAGTCACGTTCTTTGCCCTTCCTTCTCTATTTGGATTTTGATCTTCTCTGCGTTTTTTGCGTGCTCTCTTATTTCTTTCTTCCTTACTCATAGCAGCACGGTCGTCTGCATCACGGCAGTAGGGTTTAGTCTTCTGACCAGGTTGCTTTGCACAAGGTTTTCCATCATATTTGCCACCTGCTTGAACCCAACCACCACCTTTGAACCAATCACGAAGAGAGTAACCTTTAGATTTTGCGGATTTGCCATCACGTTTTTCGGCAATGACTTCCTCATCCATTTTATCTACATAACCAGCAGCAGCATCAGTGTCGTGTGCAGTATCAGTAATTTTTGCTTGCATCCAGGC